AGTGCTGAGCGAAGTTCTGCAACTGTGCAAAGTGACATTCTATTCCTTTCTAAAGACTGGGAGCGGAGCAAGGGCTGCGCCCCGCTCCCAGCGACTTAGGGTATTACTTATGCCTTGTTGTTCTTAAACGCACCAGCTCCGACCTTAGTCGCGATTGCGCCAAAGCCGTAGTAGCCGATTGTTACTGAACCTGCTGCAGTTGATTCTGCGCGTAGGCGGTATGTTGGTGACTCATACCATGTGTAAGCATCTGGGTTCACAATAAGAATTGATCCGTCTGTGTCTGTTCCTGATGCTGTGTTAGGCGTTACGTACAAGTTCAAGCCTGCGACGTTTCCTTGTAGAGATGTTGGTACAACTGCGCCGCCTGCGTTCATTGGGTTTGAAGCTGTGTAGATTGGGCGACCGTTGTCATTGAGTGTCATGATGTTTGACCATTGTGCTGTGTTTACGATCATGTTGCGTGCAAATGGATTTGGAAGTCCAAGAGTCGCGTTGTAAACAGATGCTGAACCACGAGCAACAATTCCAAGAAGCTCTGCTGCTGTTGGATATGTAACTGTTGTTGTTGCATCTGCTGTTGCGCCTGAGATGAGTGCTGCGTTTACTGCTGCATCTGTTGCCTTTGCGTAAGCAGAAGCCATGTTGCGAACGAGTTCATCGAAGAATGCTGGAGATGTACGATCTAGAAGTTCAACAGAGAATGTCTGTTGTCCTGCGTATTTCTTAACTGATACTGACAAGAACGCTGAGTTCTGATCTGTTTCATTGAATGCTGCATCTTCTGCTGTTTCTGCAACTGTTGGCATTACTGTGATTTTAGGAATCTCGAATGTCATACCTGCATCTGGAAGCACTCCGCGAGAGATTGCATCGATGCTTGGACGGATTGTTGTTCCAAGTGGGTTGATGATTTCAGACAGTTGGCGTGTTGGTACAAGACCTGCGTTGTCTGTTGTGTTGTCTGCTGCAAGTAGGTATTGACGAGCTGACTCATCACCTAGTGCTGCGCGGATTGTTTGCTCAGCATACTTTGCTGCTGTGATTTCAATGCGTGGCTTTGTGTAAGCCATTGCTGTGACAGTTGGGCGAGCAGCTTCTACCGCCGGTGCTTCAACTGGTGTTGCTTCGACGGCTGGAGTGGTATTTTCCACGTTGGCTATCTCGCTTTCTGTTGGTTGGGTTTCGGATACAGCTTCTTCTACCTTCTCGGCTTCTTCTGCTGCAATATCAGTAACTTGAGCAGACTTGAATGCTGGCTCTGTTACTAAACTTACTTCGACTAAGCGAGCAGCGGACACATAAGTCACGCCGTCCTTAATCTTTGATTTAAGAACTTCTGCCCCAATGCTGAGTCCTGATTGGAGTCCTTCTTCTGCAAGGATTAAAGCTTCTGTGCCGCGTTGTGAACGGCTGATAGAAAATACTGCATCGATTGAGTTCTCTGATTCGCTAAAACTTACTGCGCGACCCAAAGGCTTCTTAGCATCGTGCTGGCTAAGTAGCTTGATTGACTTGGCTTCTGGAATCTCGATTGATCCTGATTCAAAGATTACTTTGCCGTAATTGGTCGAACCTGCTTCAACATTCAATGGCACAATTTTGCCAGAGATGGTGCGACTAGCGGAGTCTGCTGTAAGTTCAGCCGTAAGGGTTACGATCTGGTTCATTCCATACCATTGCTTCCATTAGGTGATAGGTCTGTCATTTCCATAGCCTGCTCAGTTGTAATTAACTGAAGCGCTAGGAGTTTTTCAATTACTGCTAGTTCAGCAAGTGGGTCTGTGCGCAAGAATGTCTTATCAATGTCGAACTTTACGACATGACCTCTAGGAGTAATATCATCCATTGATAGACGATCTTCAATAGCTGTAATAAATGGCTGTAAAGATAGTGCTAAGAATTGTTTGCGCTCATCTTGAACATTTGCGTAAGTCATTGAGTTGTTCATGTCTGCTGAAACATAATAAGCAGGTACATTGCACAATCTTGCGCATTCCAAAGCAAGGTTTTGGATGGCTTCCGTGTATAACATGTCCTTAGGTGAAAAAGAAACTGCGTTGTATTCAAGAGTCGATGTCAAGTAAGCAGTTGAACGATTATTGCGAGCATTCTTCCATGCGTTAAGCAATCCTTGAACTTCTTTAGGATCGAGGTCTGCTCCGTTGTTCCGAATATATCCTGACGCCATTGGAGTTTGTGCTGCAATGGCTGCCGCCTTTTGAACATCGATAGCAGCGCGGATTGTCTGGACTCCGCTATTAAGAATTCCATCGCCTAATGATTGAAATGTGATTAGCGAACCTAATCCGTCCATTGGTAGTGTAATTCCATCAACTGCATAAGAACGAACGAATGTGTTTGTGCTATCGAGTGTTGCAGTTACTCTTTGATTAGCAATCCATTCGAAACGAGAAGGGCGACCATCTTCGTTATAAACTTCGACAACCTTCCAGAAGGCTTGTCCGTAAAACAACAATGAATCAACAGTCCAGGCAATAGTTACTGATCGTGGCTGTGAGTAAGAAGGTTGCTCCATCCATACAGGCGGAGCAATTTCTTCATTTGTAGATTTACGATAAAGCTCTAAAGGAATTGCGCCAATTGTGCCAGCGAGAAGATTGCGGCATCGTTGTAATGCAGGAACTGAAATTGCTTCTGTTCTTGATACATAAGCATATTGGAACGGCATTGCATAAGGCGAGTACTCACCTAAAACTTGAGGGGCGGACTGCGCTTCGAGGATTGGTTTAGTTTGTAATCCGAATGTTTGCAGTATACGACCCATGTTTACATATTAGCACACTTTGTCTAATATTTGACAATTTAGGTGTTTCGTGTCTAGGTAATGATTTGAGGCTTAGGAGCAGGAAGCATCAGCTTTGAAACAACCATTGCCAAGCCAATAGGTGCTGAGATATCACCGGCTGACTTTCGCTTAATAATTCGCCAAGCAGAGTCATTGACCTTAGCTGCACAATTATTCATCTGCTGGATCAATTCTGCCTGTCCATTGTGAACCACGCGATGATTAACCAATCCTTCCAATAAGTCACCACAGGCTTTGTAGAACTGCTGACCTGATACATCCTCTGTCATTACACCAGCCTGAGAAAGTCTGTCTGCAATCGTCTGTGTGGCGTATTTGTCAAAGCAGACTAATCGCGGTTTATAGATGTCGCACCAGGCTTTAATGCTAGCCGCCATCTTTAACTCATCAATTGCCATCTGTGAGCTGTAGGTTTCTAGGATTCCTATACCGATTCGACCGTCTGGCAGTAATTGACCTGCGACTAGCGATCCATTGCGCCTTGATGGGCTGACATCGAATGCAAAGACTGTATAAGCCCCAACAGCCATCTCCAGAGTGTTATCTGAAGTTTCTTCCAAGACTCCATGCGGCCAGGGCGATTGCAATGAGTCAATCCATTGACACAGCGTTTCTGTGCGAGTCTGCTCGATTGGATTGGTCGCAATAGCTTCTTCAATCGATTCTTTTGTAATTGTGTAGCCAAGTGCAGGATTGCTAGGTGCTACAGCACTTTTCCAAAAGTAATCCGATGTGATATCAATCTTGCAATACTGCGGTGCGCTGTATTCATAATAACCAAAGGTCTCTGGCGGATAATCTTTAGCGCGTTCAACTAAGCCATTGAGTACGCTGCTGAAATGGTCGCCAGCGTTGCTAGTGAGGAATGTCTGGGCGTTGGCTCTCGCTCTTGTTACAGGTACTGCTGCTTTGTAACCATCTTCTGAGATTTCTCGTATTTCATCGATCCATAAGAAGTCTGCCGTTCTTCCGCGTGGGCTAGATGAGTTATCTGAGATGACATCAAGCGTTGCACCATTGAGTAGCTCTATTCGTTCGCCGCCATTGGCATAACGGATTGCCTTTGTCATCGCTTTGAGTTCAGGCGTTGATTCTATGATCCAGGCAATTTCTCGAAAGAGCATAAGCGATGTTGCTCGGTTGGCAGACATGATGATGAGCTTCTTCTCGCCACCATAGAACATGCCCCAGATAATTCGGACTCTACCTAGATGTGACTTTCCGTTTTGACGACTTATCAAAAGCAGCGCGGTCTTGATTCGATATTGATTCTTCTTATTGACCATGAGCATCTGATTAAGGACGAACTTCTGATAAGGCATCAGTTCATCCATCTTTAGACGCTCAATCATTTCTAGAACTTCACCAGCTCTAGATTTGCCTTTGAGAAGTGGGCTGTGAACCCTCGGTTCAGTTGCCCCTCGTAGGGGTTGGACTTTTTTGGGTTTATCTGTCATTGAACTGGATTGGGTCGAATCTTAAACGGACTATCTTGCATCGGTTCGGACTGCATCGGGGATATACGGGCAGA